GGTTGCGATTCATGCCTTAAATCCCAATTCAAATAATAAGTCATATCTATTCCTCCTTAGTATGGGGTGGGGTAATTCCCCCACCCTGTTATAAAAACCCCATTGCAAAGTTTAACCAGCCGTGTCTGACTCCCGGGTGGGATCAGATGGCCCAGTGCAATGGGATTACTCCTTTAAATTTGTTGCTTTGGCGATTGCTGCCCTAGCCTTGTCTATGGCTAGGTCGTGTGCTTTTGAGTCGAAAGTTTTGTGGTCGTAACGCAGTTCCCTTTCCGCTAAGTCAAGTCTTTTCAATGCAAACTGCAAAGCTTGGAGTAGTTCCGGTGCTGCTGCATTAAGCTTTGCGGTGTTGTTAAATTGTGTTACACACCATGTGTTTGGATCATTTATAATGTTGTCAAGTTCTTCTGGGCTCATACTTTTTCCTTTAAGCTGTTGGCTATTGCCAGATATGCTGCTGCATCTTCTAGGCTGTCCTGATGATGCCCTTTAGAAAGTCGCGCGATTTTTAACAGTGCCATCATGATGGCAACATCGTAAGGAGTGGCTTTGCAGTCGGTGTAGGTCTGCCAGTACAAAGCAATCTTCCCCAGGCTAATTGCTGGGGGTTCATACTCGCTGGCCCTTTCCCTAATCAGGTCATAGCAGCGTTCAAAGAATGCTGAAATGTTTTCATGTTCATCTGGTGGTAGATGTGGGATGGATTGGTTAGTCATTGTTTAGGCCTTTTAGTTTTTAGCATCTGACGATTGGTTCGATACTTTGCTTCAATCCATCTCTGAACATAGGCATCTATGTGTGCTGATACTTCTTGAAGAAGCAATCGCCTAGAAGAATACCTGATGTCCAGATAGGTTTCTAAGGCTCTCTTGATCACCTTCATCTGTCGTTCTTTTAAAATGTCTGGTTCATCTTCCATCTGGTGCTGGATGTTTTGTTTGATCGCTGAGCCATCACCCTTCATAAAGGGTAAGAAAGTTTGCTGGTCTTTCATTGGGAATCACTCCCATCAAAATCAAACCATTCTCCAGCTAGCAAATATTTTTTACAGGCAAGTATAAAGTCAGTTTCGTATTTTTCAGCATATAGCTTATTCCTTGCTTTAAATGATTTAATAAATTTAAAACTAGCAAAAGGAATACTATTTTTATGAGAGCTAAACCTTTGAATAATGTTTTGTGAAATTCCAACTTTATAAAGTGTTTTTCCTAATATATTTACTTCCAACAAATATACATCACATTTTTTACCACCTTCATCTTCTGGTGGTGGTTGCCAATTATTATTTTCAACACATTGAATCCAAGTATTTTCTAAAGTTCCTTGCCACTCATAAAAAGGTTTTAAAAAGCCTTCTTTTTCCATAAGCAAGGCATGACTGCTTTTGTCACTCATACAACCATTCTCCTTCACCTAACAAACTTTGTTTCATTCAGTCGTGTGTGTTTTTAATATCAGGCTGGCTAGTCTGACAACAAGTCAGGTGTGTTACTAAGCCAATATCTCATATGGCATAACCAGCCTGATAAGCTCATGAATACGATTGCTGTCAGTGGGTGGGTGCTGACAGCCCCATCAAGGTATCTCAGGGGCAATGATAACCCTGCCACCCCTAATGGGTGGTCTAAAAGGGCAGTTGATCCAGTTCAGCCTGGAGGTCTGCATTTGATTCTGATAGCTCATCCAATCCAATAGAAGGGTAACCATTAGATGTGGTGCTTTTGTGGAAACTCAGGATGTGATTGGTCAGAGTTTCGCCAGCCTTAATTAGTTCATTTTCATAAGGCTTATTAAACTTTGGCCCCCATGCTTCAACATCAAAGCCAATCCTGCCCAAGCTGGTTAATAACCTTCTAAAGTCTGCATCAGTCTTCAACCAATAAGTGATCTGAGTTTCAACTCCTGCAAGCATCACCTTAATTTGGTAGGTCTGTTTTTCCTCACCAGTCTCCTTGATGGTAACTTTTACAAAACCAGCAAAGGAAATCTTGCCAGAATACTTCCCATCAGCCAGATCATTAGCCTTGGCAAACTTTGACTTTGATTTCAGATCCTGTTGCTCATTCATAAAATCCATTAATCATTCTCCTATTTAATTCTTAAAGAAGTTCCGCGCGGTAGTAATTTGACACCATCAATTTCCGTACCCATTTCCAAAGCTTTCCTAATGCTTGCGTTATCTGCTTCAATGGTTATTTTTTGGAACTGTGTTGGTAACTGATCTGCTGGTACATCCACCACTAAGGGTTGGACCCCACCATTATTGGCAATGCTTACCTTAAAGGTTTTGCATTCAAGCTTTTGAATGGATTGAGTTTCAAAGAAAAACTTTAATCTTTCCTTCAGACTCTTAACCATGTTTTCATTGGTCAGGGCCAAGTTCCTAATTCTTTTGGCTTCTGCTTGCCTAACTAAAGCCCTTCCTTCAAGCTCCCTAATTAGCCAGCAGTAATTTTCAATCTTGGCTTCAATGCTGCCTTCCAGTTCTTTTAATAGATCATCAATGGTGGTATCGATTTCCCCTGTCAACTCTCCTGCATCATCCGTCTTAGCTTCTGTTTGCATCCAGAATTTCATGATTGCTGCAGAAGAGGATAAATCAAATAAGCTCATTATTTAGCCCCCATCTTTTTGGCTATCAGCTTTTCAGCATCGATTCTTTGAGCTTCTACCAACTGATCCACAGAGGAAACTTTGTAGTATTTCAGCATCCCCTGCATGGTGCCAGGGAAAGCATGTTCAACTGCTAGGCATGCCTCTTGGAAAGTTTCCATGGGCTTATGCTCATCAACTACCACTGGTGCTGCCAGAGCTGCGACAACAGGCCTAATAGGTTGGGCTTGAATTTGGGATTCAACTTCCGTTTCATCCAACCAACCAAGACCGCAAATGCTAAGGGTTACTCGCCTTTTAGCTTTAGTTTCAGCGCACATAAGTTTGTTAGACCTAGCTTCCCCCATTAAACCCTTAAGGCTTACTACCCCACAGGATTCATCGGTTCGCCCTGTCATGTCCTCAGCCCTGGCTGTTACTGTGTAGATATCTTCAACTAGTTCCCTAGATAGGATCTGAATAGATACCCCATGAAGTTTCCTAAGCTGGTCACTGCATGCCCTGGTTGCGTATAGCTTCAACTTCCCGCCCAGTGGGATAAACTCAAAGGGCTGGGTGTGTGGGTTAAGGCCCAAGCTTTCACAGACCCTAAGGTAATAGGCACTGCGTTGGTCTTCACTCAGGGTGCTAAGATCGCCTTGGATAAGGACTGCATCCGTTTTGATAGCTGCCATTTCAGCAGGTTTACCAGTATTATTTTTTGTCTTCAAAGCTGTCATTTAACATTTCCTTGCGAAAGATTTTAAAGTTCCTTGGTCCTTCAAAAACCATTTGATAGGATCCATCCACTGCTCTTTTGAGGGTGACTACCAGAATTTGGTTAGGATCACTCTCATCCCAGATCATTACCGATTCATTCACTTTTCTTTCTAATACCAGTGGCATCCTTGCTACTCCTTTTCTTTGGGTTCATCGTCATGTAAAACCGCCATGTATTCGGCCAGAACTTCTAGGTGTCGTTTCACCCTCCCTTCAATGTGCTTTTGTTGTCGTTTGGTATTCTCAGGATGTAGCTGGGAACTAAAGTCCAAGACCTTGGACATCTGATCCAGTAACAGGTTTGCCATTTGTCGTGTCATCCGTGCCATGTGTTACTCCTATAAACTTATTCTATCTTAATAGTTTAAAGTTGTCTGTCTGACACCTGCCTGACATCTGCCGTCAGAAGTCTGACATGGCTATCTGTTGATTTTGTAACCACCCTTGGCTCGGATGATGATCATGCGTTCGACCATGTTGGACAGGCATGCTCTGAAGGAAGAACTGTTTTCAAGCTCCAGAAGATTGGCTATCTCTTGGGCAGATATGATTTCTTTTTTAACGAACTTAAGGATCAGCAATTCAAGCTCGGTGAAGAAGCGCCAGTGCTTGGGTCGCTTATTTTTCTTTTTAGAAGGTAGGGCATCCTGCCCTGAGGGTTCATCCTGAACTAGTTTAAAATGTTTCGCATCTTCTTGATTATTATTCATGGTTAGAATCCTTTCTAAATAGTGTTGTCTAAAGTGTTAGTTTTGAATTTCATGATTAAGGCCACCAATAAAATCACCATCAGGAATCGGTGTTCCTGCATAGTGAGAAGTCATGCGCTGATCAGTATGACCCAGTAAAATTCGTGCAGCTTCAAGACCATGCAATGTCTGCATGTGTCTTGCTCGGCCAGAGCGAATGCCCCTAATAGTCCATTCAGGCGGGTTCGTTAGAATTCCATTCTGTATTAAATGTAGGGTACATTTTTTCACTTGTCGTTGGTAGGTTAGCCTTGTTAAAAATCCCCCAATATTTTTTTTACTGGGAAATAGGAATCCTTTTGAGTCTGGTTCGATCTGCTGAACAATCCTAATGGCATCAGCCCCAAGGTATAACTGCCGATCCTGACCCCTCCAAGCACCCTTATGGTCAGGTAAAGTCCAGATCCATAGGTCAGGCTTAACTTTGGAAAAGTTGTTGGAATTGATCTGCACTATCTCGCATGGCCTAGCAGCTGTGAGCCAGTGCAGCTGGATTAGGTTAGACAGATATGTAGGTAGGTGTGGCAGAAGTTCTGCAATTTGTATCCATGTGACAGATTTAGTCCTGACAGGTGCGCGACCCTGCCTAGGGTTTGGCATCCACATAGATTTGCATGCTAAGTAGGTTGCTTGGCTAACCTTGCCCTGCTCCCAGCAGAAACCAACCCACCTGATAATTCGGTGGATGTATTCCCTAATAGTCTTGCGGGCCAACCCCTGAGCGATCATGTGATCTCGGAACTTCCGGAGGTGGGTTACAGCTAATTTCTTAGGATCGGGTAAACTGACACACTCTAGGAACTTAGCCTGGGCGCATCTGTGGGTGGTTAACTCGGTTGAGTTTTGAAGATAGGTCTGGAGGTAGTCCAGAAAATTACGAAACGAAATGGTTACTAAACTTTTCATAGGGTTCCATCCTAGTAAGGGCAATTAAAAACCTTATCTAGAACAGAACCGCTATGTGAGTCGGGGAGACAGGATTCGAACCTGCGACTTCTTGGTCCCAAACCAAGCGACTTTGTACTAGATAATTAAAAGTCTAGTGGATCATCCTCTTCCATGTCAAGGGTAATTCTTTTAGGTGCCCAATTATTTGATAGCACTCCCTTGCGTTTTTTCATCGATCCATCTGATTTAAAATAGCAGTCAGGAGTTACCACCGCATCATCAGGGTGATGTATTTCCCTAAGATCCTCTAGCCTTTGTGCCATCACTGCCATCTTTTCTTCTGATCCTGGCAGAAACTGAGTAGGGGAATCTGGTAACCCAATAGGCTCCATAAATGCGTTGGTGTTTCGCTCTACCCTGTGTCTAGTTTCAATCTTTAATGGTTCGGATTCTGGCCTCTGATAACAGGCTAGGCAGAGGTTTCTAGATTTGTGGGGTTTGGTTTGTCCGCATAATAAACATTCAATCATCCTGACTGTAGGCATAGGGTATCCTAGTGCGGATCCATCCTAAGGTCTGGTTTCAATTTTTCGATAATACCTGATGCAGTCCATCCTAACATCTTTATTATGACTCTTCCAGCTCAGCAGATGACCATGAACAAAATGACATCGCCCACTGCCCATGCAGAGAGTGATCATGTTTTCAAAGTCGAGTTCTTTAGATCTGTCTAGGTGATAGGGAATCTCATGATGCACTTCTAATTTTTCGGTGCTACCACATGCAGCGCAGAATGGATTTAACTTAAGAAACTTGGTGCGAACCCCAGGCCATTTAGATGACCTAGGGATTCCAAAGCACAGTCTAGAGGGCTGATTAGAGTGCAGCATTAATGATCATCTTGATCAAAACCTTTAGCACGATAGCCCATGGGATCACTGCAAACTTAATAGGATCCCCTTCTGATGGGGTTTGATACTCACCTTTGATCATTTCTAACAGGGTGATCACCTCAGCATCCGTTACTGGGTAGGTGTGGTTTACCTCTGTTACTGGTTGGTGCAGGGGAACTTGGGTGGCAGCATAGCCAGCAAGATTCCAAGCAGCATTTAAAACTGTTTGCAGGGCAATCGGTTTACCCCTGAGACGATCTATCAAAAGACCAACTGCTTCTATGGGAAGATCTACTGGAAATGGTAATAGCATTAGGCTTTGTCCTTAGTTTGAGAAATCTTGTTAGCTAGGTTTATGATCTGGCTATTTTGGTCCACCTGAGTGTTACAGATCTTTTCAATGCTTGACTCCAACCTATCTAAAAACACCAGATGTCTTTGATGAATGGGAATTAGGATGTTGTTCCCTACCCATTTAATGGTGCTATAGATGGCATAGCCAATTGCAGCAAGTGCTGCAACAGGCACACCTAGTTTGTCGATCAGGTTGGGCCAGTCGATTTCAGCCACAGCATCCACCTTTTTTGAATCGGCCTTTAAATCTGAATCGGTCTCGGGTAATTACTTTAGTTGTGGAGCTGTTAACGGCTGCACCTGATACACATGATTTGCTAAAGCGTTTACATTCTTCACAAGAAGAATCCACTGGGGTCATCGCCAAAACTGCTGCTAAAATAAATGACATATTTACTCCTGTTAAATTAACCAATCGAGTTTCTGAACTGGAAACCCTTCAAAGTTCGACAAGGAAAACACTTCCCCATCGTCACAAATCCATTGCATATCTTTTGCGGTGATCCAAAAACCACCTTCAGGTTCATGGTAATTACCTGGGGATTTCCCATGGCAGACACCCCATGAATTTTGAATCCAGAAGATGTCTTTAAGTTCGGGATGATCGACCCAACCAAGACAGCACATCTGATGACCCCACTGGGTCACCCTTCTATTCAAGATGACTGCCGGATTTCCTGTGATGGATGGAGCCATTTCCCCACCCCAGTTGCTGGCACAGGTTAGCGGATACCCATTGATCAATGCAGCCTTGGCTTCTTGCCATGATTTGATGCGGGCAGAGGTTTGCAGGGTGTATTTTTTAGACTGTAATAGGAATGCTGGTTTAATTGCTGCCCCATCTGACCATTGCATTTCGGCAGCTTCACCCCAAGTCAGGGCACCATCCACTAGTTTGGGTTTGGGAACTGATGGATCATCGGATGGCAGGGTGCCAAATTTCATCAGTGCTTCTATTGCTGCAGATCCAAAGGATCCTTCACCCTTGCCACTCATCCCAGCAAGTTCGCGCGATTTGCCATAGGGTAATAACCAAAAAGGACATACTGGATTTTCAAGCTGACCTAGTTGGTTCACCTCTATGGATTCAAGGCACCACAAAGCCATCCCTAGGCCATTACCTACACATGATCCGGTTTGCTGGTAGAAGGGTTTATGATCATGAATGAATCGATAGAGAAGGGCTGAGGTAGGTTCTTTATATTTGCCCCTAATTTTGAAGGGTTCCCATCGAGATTGGATGGAGGAATCCAGTTCGATCTGGAAAGAAGTGCGTTCACTGGGTGGAATCCATCCTAAGGAAGATGGTCCACTCATTTAGTTATTCGTTCCAGTGCTTTAGATATTTCCATAAATTTCCCACTTATCATTTTTTTTGTTTTGTCATCCAGCTTTTCATCTGGATCAGTCGGGAAACCTGACATCTCTGATTGTATCCTGACTCTTATTTCTCGCAAATCTGAAGGGCTAAGCACCCTTGCCACTGCTTCTTTGCAAATGCCTAACAACTCTCCTGCCGTCTGGACTTCCTCACCCTTAACAGTGGTGGCAAAGCTGGAATATAACCCACTTAATTTGTTAACCTTACCCTGTTTATCATCCTCTGTGAGTGACACATAAAGGGATTTAAGTTCTCGCTGGAATTTGCTGGATTCATCCGGTACTGGGGTTGGTTCGGGTGGATCGCCAATGATGACAGTAGTAATCACAGGTTTGCTGGCAGCATCCCCTTTTGCTGCGTAAGCTAGAACTCTGTATTTGCCAGGACTATTTGCGCTGACTACTGCGGTGGTGGTATCTCTAAGCAGTTCCACTGGGAAAAGGTTCAGCCCTGCATCAAGAACCACCCATTGAACGGACTTACAATCCGTGACTGATGGGATGCTGATGAATTGCCCAGGCTGACCATGGATCTCGGGTGGCAGGGTTACCTGCTGACCAAGGGCTAAGAATAGAATGGGTATTAGGTTCATAATTATGCCTGTGCATCAAAGTATTGTTTAAGTAACTTTTTAAGCTGTCCTATTTTCACTTCCACCTCTGAGCCTGCTGGAAAAAAGTCGGTATCATTAATCGTTTTCTTTTTATTTCGATTGATGAAAGTGACATTGAATCCTGTGATGTTTTCACTGGTGGTCATTTCAGTAATAAGTATTTCCATGATCGTTCCTAGGTTTTGATGATGTAATTAAGGACAACAAAAGGTGGCACATTGTTATGTCGTCCACCCCCACCCTGAGCATCGATAGTGTGTGTGTGATTGGCTACGGTGTTGGTGATGGTTGCACTAGTAGTAAAACCCCATTGAGATCCACCAGCAACAGCTAGATTGTTGGTTCCTAGACCTACATTTCCAATGCTTCCTGCTGGGGTATGGCTATGACTTCCACCACCCTGCGTTGCTCCACCGTGATTATGGCTAGGCATTTCTGTGGTGCTTAAAAGGTTGGTTTCTTCACCACCCCACTGGCCTGCGGTGCGTGCGGTCTGCGCTGTTCCACTCGGTGCGCCTGTGCCGGAAGAGTTCAAGCCTGTACCTGTGCCAGCACCCATCGGGAGCCTGCCCCTAAGGTCGGGCAGATTGAAACTTAATGCCCCTGCCCCTGTGTATGCTGTGCCACCATAGGTGTTAGATATCACTGCATGGAGTGCTAGGTAGGTAGAACTTGAAACGCTACTGCCATCACACAGAAGATACCCAGTAGGTGCGCTGGCCCCTGCATAGGGCATAAGTGCGCCAGTTGGCATACCTATATTTGCCCAGCTAGGTGCTGATGTTGCGTTAGATTGTAATACTTGCCCTGTTGTTCCCGCAGCAAGAAAACTTGTTGCACCAGATGCTGTGTTGTATGGAACTTGCCCTGCACCACCGCCAGCAAGATTAGTTGCGGTTGTTGCAGAAGTTGCACTAGTTGCTGTTGCTGCATTCCCTGTGCAACTACCAGAACTACCAGATGTATTTTGATTAAGTGTAGGAACATCGGCTGCTTGAATACTTGACAGTGATGAATTAGTTCCGTCTGATCTTAAATATTTTCCAGAAGATTGTGTACCAGTCAATGCGTTAATAGCTAGTTGTTGTGTTATTTGACCTGTGCCACCTTTTGCTATCGAAACTGTTGCTAGCGTAGTTGTAATCGATGTAGAACCAGAACCTGTTATATCGCCAGAAAGTGTAATAGATTGATTGCCTGTCAGGTAAGTTGATGTGTCTAAACCAAATGTTCCGGCAGCAGTCATTTTGACAAATGAAGAAGAAGCGTATGTTAGACCAGCAAGAGAAGTTAAATTAGTTGAAGAAGCTTGTCCACCTAGTCCAGCCAAAGTATAATTAGGAATATTAAGAGTGTTTGTAGCCAAAGTAGCTGCACCACTAGATCCTGAGTTAGTCAATGATAATATTCGATTTGTATATGCTGTATTAAAGTTAGTCCAATCTGTTGAACTAAGTGCCCCTCTATTAGTAGCAGAAGCTGTAGGAACATTTAAAGTAATGACAGGAGTTGTGGTATTAGTAGCTACGGTGCTGGCTAAATCTGTTCCAGTAGTTCCTAAAGTTATTGCTGCAACGGAAGTAACTGTTCCAGTAGTAGATGATGTTCCAGCACCTATTGCAGTTCTAAATGTGGAAGCATCCAAAGCAGAAACTGTATTATCAGCGTTAAACCTTGGAAATGTAATTGCTGAAGGATTTACAAGGGTTAAAATATTGCTGCCTACTGTAGTTGCACCAAGAGATGTTCTTCCTGTTGCAGCTACAAGGCTAGTAGAGCCACCATCCCATTGAAGGTAACTAGTATAAGCAGTATCCCAATTTCCCTGTTTCGTAGTGGTTGGAATTGAATAACCAGAAGTTAAAGAGATCACACCTGTGGAAGAAGTGTAGGTTAGCCCTGTTACGGTCGATGACAATGCAGCCCTTGAAAGAGAGTCGGCATAGAATTTATTAGTGCTGCCCTGCGTGAGATTATCCGTAGTGCCTACATGATCGGATAATGCCAGTGATGAAACTAGTACAGAGCTTAAACCATCAGCCGATCCAATCCACATTTTTGCAGGGCTAGCTGCATTGATTGCCAATTCAGAAGCTAGCAATCCACTAGGAACTGCTGCTGAGGTATACGATCTTTTAGGTCGGATTGTGTTAGCCATTTTCAGAAAGTCCCGCCATCGATGCTTGGTGGTAGATCATTGAGTTCAGACATCAGCACAGGTGTGCCACTTGCATCAGCAATCCATATACGTTTATCAGAAATATTTACCGCTAATTCATAAGCTGCTAATCCTGTTGGTGTTGCAGATGCAGTCGAACTTCTTTTGGGTCTGATGATGTTTGACGGTGTTGGGCTTGGACTCGGTGTTGGTGTAGGCGTAGGCGTAGGCGTTGGTGTAGGAGTCGGTGTTGGTGTTGGTGTCGGTGAACTGCAAGCCCCAGCAGTAATCGTAGGAGCTGGCGATGATGCCATCATGTAAACATTTGACATCTGTCCTGTCGGAACTGTAGTTCCAGCTCCTCCGGCTGTTCCATAAAAATTCATTCCACCGCTGTATGTAAGCACCCACCACTCTTCATTACTATCGTAACCAAATCTAGCATTCGCATCTGTCTCATGCTGCCAGTATCCGTAAGAAAAATAGCCTGCCGGTGTTGATACAAAGCTGTAGGTTCCATTTACTTGCGAACTTCCAGCACCCGAAACGCAGTAAGGATTTACTGTAGGCATTAGAATGACCCCCCATCTATATCCACACCACTCAGAGCGGTTGCAGAAAGGACTGTTGTTCCGTTAATTTTTAAAGCTTTTCCAGTAGCAAGGTTTACATGTTCAGAGAAATCCCATGAACTGGTAGAGGAGGTATACAGAATCGTATGATCTGTAACTGACTTCAGGGTAATACCACCCCCTGTGCAAGTGGACTCGCTTGGTGATGCTACTTTTCCTAGTTCAATATTCTTATCGGTTACCACTAATGTGCTAGAGCTAATAGTAGTGGTGCTACCCTGAACTTCCAATGTGCCAGTTACCACCACATTTCCTGACACCGTTCCACCAGCACTAGGCAGGTAACTAAGGGATGGAATATCATTGGCAACCAAGGCGCGAAAAGTGGGTGTAGCAGCAGCTCCAGTCGTTGGGCCAGACCAGACATAGTTTGCCGTTTGGGTGGCCAAGGATAATGCAATCGTTCCTGATGTAGTTACTGGGGAACTAGCTACAGAAAGAATGGATGTGGGAACCGATACACCTACAGAAGTGACTGTGCCTGATCCATATGCGTTGGTATCTAAAGTCCAAGTGTTGGCAGCCGTCTTTTTTAATAGACCAGAAGTTCCAGCGATAGCACCAATTGCATCAAGATCTGCATCCCATGCCTGAACATCACTCCCTATAGCTACCCCTAATGCCGTTCTAGCATTGGCTGCTGTTGAACTTCCAGTACCACCATTAGCTACTGCAACAATCCCAGTTACATTAGATGAGGTACCTGTGGTATTTTGGTTTAAAACTGGGAATGTGCAATTCGTTAAAGTACCAGATGAGGGTGTGCCAAGGGCACCACCTGGTGCAACATAATCAGTTCCCGCAGTTGCAGCACTGAGTGCCGTTCCATTGCCTTTGATCAGTCCAGTGATGGATGTGCTTATGGTGATGGCTGGTGTTGATGTTGCTGTGGAAACTGTGCCTGCAAAGCCATTTGCCGATACCACACTAACACTAGTGACAGTTCCACCTGATCCGGTGGCAGAGATGGTGAAGGATGGATAAGTTCCTGAGACAGTGACCCCAGTGCCAGCCGTTAAGACTACAGTTTTATCGCTAACTAACCCGCTGTATAAACTGTTAACAGCGTTATCCCCAGTGTTTGTTCCAGAAAGATTAGCCACTGCGCTATTAGCTAGCATCGTGTTAGTAATTGCACCCGCTGCAATGGAAGTGGCTACACCTGAAGAAGTGACTACCCCTGTTAGGTTGGGAATGGTACCTGGTACAAAGTCAGGTCCACCTATAGCGATCACACTGGAAGCTGTGCCACTGACATCCCCCAATCCGTAGTACAACACCCTACCCCCAGAGGTTTCGTTAAATGCCAGCTCTGAGGATGCAAGTGTGGAAGGTGCGCCCACTGTGGAGCTAGACCTTCTTTTGATTCTTAGTGTTGTTGCCATGATCGATTCCTTTAAAAGTTTCCACCATCAAGGCGGTTTGTGTTAGTCCATACTGCTAAACCGCTTGAGTATTTTAAAACATCGCCATCACTAGGACTGACAATAAGCACATCGGTCAGGTCATCCAGTGGGCCATTGCTAGTTCCTGTTGCGCCTTGGGGTCCAACTGGACCAACTGGGCCAACATATCCAGGGCTGGATACTTCTACGGCATTATTGGGGAATAACACACTGATCCGGTTTGCCCCAGTAT